TGTTTATTTGCACGGTAACTTGATTGCTACTGTAACAGATGATTCAATGACGATCTATGATGGTGGTTGGCAGAGTAACACTACTAAGTCACGATTGAACGCTCTATGTGATGCTTTCTGTGTTACTGGTGAGAGAGTCTATCAGAAGAACTTTAAGTGGTTCGTTGATAAGGTTGTTTCACAATCTCCTGTCACTGGTAAAGTCTTCAATACCTATGATTTTGTCAATGGTTTCACCTTTGCATAGTCACCAGTAAGATACACATAGAGAGGGGTTTTATCCCCTCTTTTTTATGTCTTTTTTTCTCTACATATCTCCTTATGTTATAGTAACTCTCCGAGGCGTTTGCGAGTGATTTTTGCTCTATTTTTCCTCATATAGATAAAGATTATGTAAAAAATCAATTAAAAAAGGTTTTTTTAATGTATATGCGTTGTTTATACGTTTTCAACAATGTGTGGAAAAAGATGTGGAGAATACCCTGTAAAGTGTCTGTATAGGTACTCTGAAGGCACTCAGAAGTATCTCTCTAAATGTCTCATAGAGTAGGAAGAAAGGTGCTGATAAATCCTCAGAGTTGGTACAGATAAGGTGCTGATAAAGTATCAGATAAGCATGATAGAAAGGTGCTGATAAATGTGTCTGGGAGTAGTGATCTTGGCGAGCAGGCTATCACACTCTCGCAGAAATGTCAAGAACCCCCGTATAGAAATTCTGACAGGATTGCGTTGACTGATAGACAGTTTTTTGGTATAATATCAGAGTGAGTATCAGAAACTCACAGTGGTATTATTGTTAGTTACCTTGAAATGTCTTCTATGGTGTAAGCACTACTTCAAAACATGACTCGTTCAATGGCACTCGGTTTGCTCCGTCAGGGTAACACTGGTTCTGAGATTCTTCAGATCCTGGATGTTATCGAAGAGGATATTATTCAAGAAAATATCAATGACTGTGCAGAGTATTATGCATCAATCAGTGCGTGATTCAGCAGTCTGATTGACAGTAACTCCGAGGGGGTAATATTGTTAGTTACCCCCAAATGTCCTCTCTAGTGTAAGCACTACTCGAAACGCCCTTGATCACCATCTCCCGCGAAACTGAGCATCTCTTCGCTGTTATGAATGAGGCAGTTGCTAAGTTAATGGCAGCAGTGGAATTCCGTCACAATGTAACACTGGACGAATTCGTGCTAACTGATATTATTTGCGATAGTATTCCTGCTGAGACACATTGGACGGAACTCCCTGAGTATCACGCTGGGGAAATCTATCAGATGTGCTATCAGGAATTATTAGAGCACCTTCAGTGACACTTAGCAGGGGCACGGTGATTGACACTTTGCCCCGTTTATGTTAGAATCAGTGGTTGACAGTTAAGGGCGGTTATTCGGCGGTTGGTTGATGCGGGCGTGATGGCCCCCCGTATATAAAAAACCAAACTACCCTAACCTACAGAGGTGACAAAACGCCTTCTCTATATCACTCTCATAAAAAAATTACCGGATATGAAAAACACCCCTTATTGGAATTTTTGGAGAGTAGTATTTGCTGGTTGGTTAATACGTTATCCAGGTAAAGTTATCCGCCCCATTGGAGTACTGTTGGGTATTCTAATAGTGATCATATATAATGCTGTGTCTAATTAGTAATNAGGAAAAAAATTCCGGAGGAAAAATTCCATATGGAAAAAGTTTATCACATTTATGCAAAAAATAATATTCTCTTTCATTCATTAAAAGAGGATGAATTCAAGAGAACTTGGAAGGATCTTCAAGGTATGGTTGGTTTAATGAAGACTGATTATGTGGTTGAGGATTTATCATATGAGGAGGTATATAATTTAATGGAAGGTGATTCACCTTCTGGTTCTCCTAGTTTCTAGGTTAAATTGACAAGAACCAATTTACACACTATAATTGAACTGAAGTAATTTCAAAAACATGGCAAAAGGATTTACTGTTAAGACTGTCCCACCAAAGAAGAAGACTGAGGATTGGGATTATGATGCAATCAAAGCACGGATGAAGGGTAAGAGTATTGTATTCTGCCTTCCAGGACGTGGATGTAGTTTTATTTTTCTGAAGAACTTTGTACAACTGTGCTTTGATATGGTACAGAATGGAATGAGTATTCAGATTAGTCAAGATTACTCTTCTATGGTTAACTTTGCACGTTGTAAGGTATTGGGTGCAAATGTCTTGCGTGGACGTGATCAAGTACCTTGGGATGGTAAGTTGGAGTATGATTATCAACTGTGGATTGATAGTGACATTGTTTTTGACACAAACAAGTTCTGGCAGTTGTGTGATATGGCAATCTCTGAAGACGGCACAGAAAAGGAGATTACTGCTGGGTGGTATGCCACAGAGGATGGACGCACAACTTCTGTCGCACACTGGTTAGAAGAGGATGATTTCCGTAAGAATGGTGGAGTGATGAATCACGAAACTGTCGATTCTATCACAAAGCGTCGGAAACCATTTACTGTTGACTACACTGGTTTTGGTTGGGTATTGGTGAAGAAAGGTGTCTTTGAGAAACTTCCATATCCTTGGTTTGCTCCGAAGATGCAAGTCTTTGAAAGTGGTGAAGTTCAGGACATGTGTGGTGAGGATGTCTCATTCTGTCTTGATGCAATTGAGGAAGGTTATCAAATTTGGTGCGACCCTCGTATTCGTGTTGGACATGAAAAAACTCGTATTATCTAATGAGACGTTTCAATGTTCATTATAAAGGACGATTGATTCATACAGATCTCAGTCATGAAGAATGTACTGAGATCTTACAAACTTATTCCGAAAGTTTTTTCTCGGGAGAAGATTTAAATCCAGAACTTATTGAATTAAAGGAGATTCATTATGGCAATCATGAAAAGCGGTAATTATGTACCAAGTACTCCGAAAAAGACTCGTCAAGGTAAGTCACAAAATACTCTTTTGAGTGCAACCTCTCGCAATAAAGCAAAAAAGAAGTATCGCGGACAGGGTAAATAGGTAAAGAGTTACGTTATGTAAATGGCAGCACTTATTTGCAACCTTCCATCAGTTGAGGTATGGGTTAGAAAAGAATATCTAACGGATCATCAAAGTGGACACGGAGAATTCGTAAAGGGCGTTTGGGTATCGGCTAAGTCGATACCTGGACGCACTTTTTATTTTGAGACATATTTACCAGAATATGCNGCAATGTATGATAAACTACCAATTAGTGCTTTTGTAAGTGCTCCTGAAACACCAAATCCTGATATGGATCTACCAAATTTACAGTTCTGGAATTGTATGGACTATGGTGTTGTTTCTGTTCAGAAGCAATTTATTGGTTCAATGGATTATGAATTGTATACAAGGGACTTTGGTATTCAGAAAGGTACTTATATTTGTACATTAGACAATTATCATCAAGATCCTGATGTTATTGATTATGCAACAAGTGAAAATCCAGCAGAACACAAGTCACATAACCTCATTGAACTTGAAAATGGACAATATGCACTGTATCCGAACAACCGAATGCGTATTTTTGATAACAGTTTGACACCTGTCGAACCAAAAATGCCTGATTTTAAGGTTTCGACACAGTATTATCAGGTTGAAAATGGTTTTGAACGTCTTGGAATGGGTAGAGAGGACGAATATTTCTGGAAAACTGCAAAAGAACGTGAAAATGTTGAAAATTCTTCAGATTTGGGTAATAAATAACCATATAAAGTACTATATGTAATGCCTGTACAGCGTCAAAGTAGGACATTTAAAGACATTTCGTCTAGTTTTCAGGTTAGCCCGCTAACCTATGATCTTTTGGCGCTTAAAAATGAGAATGCGATTGCTAGATCATTAAAAAACTTAGTTCTTACAAGTCCTGGAGAGAGATTTTTTCAACCCGAATTGGGATCTAGGGTATCTAAACTACTTTTTGAACCATTAGACAATATAATTGCCTCAGAAGTAAGGGATGAAATTGAAAATGTGATCACCAGATTTGAACCAAGGGTTGCTTTGGATAGTGTAACTGCTGTTCCAGACTTTGATAATGGAGAATTAAACGTTACTATTCGATATAGAATCGTTGGTATCGAAGCTCAAGCACAACAATTAACGTTTGCGTTACAACCGACACGATAATGCCATTAGTCAACTTTTCTGATCTCGATTTTGATCAGATAAAAACATCTATCAAAGATTATTTAAGATCTAATTCAAATTTTACGGATTATGATTTTGAAGGATCTAACCTGTCAACAATTATTGATGTTTTAGCGTATAATACGTATATAACCTCATACAACGCTAACATGTTGTCGAATGAGGTATTCATTGATAGTGCGACATTAAGAGAGAATGTCGTCTCATTAGCAAGAAATATTGGATATGTTCCAAGATCAAGAAGAGCAGCAAGAGCAAATATTTCATTTTTTATCGATACAGAAGGAATTCTAGGGCAACAACCAGAAGTTGTAACTCTAAACAAAGGCCCTGTTGCGACATCAGAAATTTTTGGTGCGGTTAACCGCAATTTTAATATTTTAGATGATATTTCAATTGCGGTTAATGACGATCAAGCAGATTTTGATAATATCGACATTGTACAGGGAACATATATCACGACTACTTTTACTGTTGATGCCTTTGATCCGAATCAAAGATTTATTTTACCTAATCCAAATATTGACACTACAACGATTAGAGTCAGTGTAAAACCATCTTCTGGATCTCGAATCAGTAGAAAATATACACAATCTGATAGTTTATTCAATGTTACTCCCACATCACCCATATATTGGGTTCAGGAGATTCAAGATGAAAGATATGAATTAATCTTTGGTGACGGTGTTTATGGTATTAAATTAGAATCTCCATCAGTAATTGAAGTTGCATATGTAGTTACTGATGGTGAAGCAGGAAACGGAAATAGTACTTTTAATTTTATCGGTAGAATAACTGATACCAGAACGGGAAATCCAATTAATGGCGCTGTTGTTTCTCCATTAACTGCAAATACAATTTCATCTGGCGGAAAAAGTATTGAAAGTGTTGAATCTATCAAAAAATATTCAACTAGAATTTATGCATCTCAAAATAGAGCAGTAACTGCATCTGATTATGAAGCAATTGTTCCATCGATTTATCCTGAGGCAGAATCTGTTGCTGCTTTTGGTGGGGAAGAGTTAAGTCCTCCGCAGTTCGGAAAGGTTTTTATTTCAATCAAACCAATTAATGGATCTTTCTTATCAACTAATATCAAACAAAATCTGATTTCTGATCTTAAGAAATACTCAGTTGCTGGTATTATGCCAGAAATTATTGACTTGAAGTATCTTTATGTCGAACCAACTGTCAGTGCATATTATAACAGCAATACTGCAAAATCACGAGCGAATGTGACAGATGTTGTAACTAGAAATATCGATAAATTTGCAGAATCTGATGAGATGAATAAGTTTGGCGCAAGATTTAAGTATAGTAAGTTTTTAAAAATTATTGATGATAGTGCAGATTCTATCACTTCAAATATTACAACAATTGAAATGAGAAGGGACATGCGTCCTGTAGTAAATAATTTTGCTGAATATGAAATTTGCTTTGGTAATAGATTTTATATCAAAAACCATGGACATGGAACTCATGGTGGACAGATTGGATATAATATTAAATCTTCGGGATTTAACGTAAGTGGTATTGTTGGTACGGTTTATCTTGCAGATTCTCCAAATCAAGATCTCAAAACTGGAGTTGTAAATTTAATTCAATTAGATTCTCCATCTCAAGTCCGAGTTGTAAAAGCAAATGCTGGAGTAATTGATTATATTAAAGGTGAAGTAAAATTAAGTCCAATCATGATTACTGGTACAGTAATCAATGAAGGATATCCTATTGTTCAAATAAGTGCAGTTCCATATTCAAATGATGTAATCGGACTTCAAGATCTGTACCTCCAACTTGATATGAGTTATACAAGTGTGCAATCAAAACCCGACAACATTGCTTCTGGTAATGATATCTCTGGAAGTAACTATGAAGTAACTTCTAGTTTTGCAAATGGTTCTTTAGTTCGTGGCCCAGTTCTCTTGGCGAATCAAATCCAAGATTCAACAACAGCAATAAGAACTCAAAGAACTCAAAGAACTCAAAGAACTCAAACAGGACGTTCTGCGACTACGGTAAATAATACTATGACTTCAAGTTCAATCACCTCCAGCGGATATTCCTATTAATTGACGTAAAATGATATCTACAGATCTTCAAAGAGTACAAATTCAAGATGTAGTTGTTAGTCAACTACCATCTTTTGTTAGAGATGACTTTCCTTTAATTGGAGAGTTTTTAAAGCAGTATTATATTTCTCAAGAATATCCTGGAGCATCTGTTGATTTACTGAATAATATTGATCAATATCTAAAGTTAGAGTCATTAACTGACAATACAGATACAACTGTAACCTCAGCATATGTAGATATTGATGATGATACAATTAGTGTTGAATTTGATTTAAGTAGTAATGTATTAGGAACTTATCAGTTCCCAGAAAAAAATGGATTAATTAAGATTGGTGATGAAATCATTCTCTATGCAGAAAAAACATCCAATTCATTCACTGGGTGTGTCAGAGGATTTAGTGGAGTTACCTCCTATCATGATTTAAATACACCAGATAAATTAACTTTTTCACAATCTCAAGTAGATAGTCATGCATCCGGATCAGTTGTTACTAATCTGAGTGCATTATTATTAAATGAATTCTTAATTAAGATCAAGAAGCAGTTTACTCCAGGATTTGATCAGAGAGAACTTTTCTCTGGATTGAATGAGAAACTGTTCATTTCTGAGGGATCTTCTTTCTACAAATCGAAAGGAACGGATAGATCATTTGAAATTCTTTTTAGTGCTCTTTATGGAGAACCCGTAGAAGTCATCCGTCCAGCAGAGTTTCTTTTCAAACCTTCTGATGCCCAGTACAGAGTTACAAAAGACATTGTAACTGAGTTTATTTCTGCTACAGGAACAGATTTAAATAGTGACATCGGAACTCCCTTAGACTTAAAAAATCAAACATTATTCCAAGATAACTTTACAAACGTTGCTATTGGAACAACTGGTGCAGCAAGAGCAGATTATGGTATCGATTCGGCATCTGCAACTATCAATGATGTAGAAAAGTTATTCCTTGGTGGAAAAGAGTATTATAAACTCTCTCTTGACTTTGGTTATGCAAGAGATGTTCGATTTAGTGGAAGTATTCTTGGCGATTTCTCTGTCCATCCCAAGACAAAAATTGTTAATACAGTTTCTATTGGTGCAACTACGATTGATGTAGATTCAACCATAGGATTCCCAGACTCTGGTGAACTTGTTATCGGATCTGGAATTGTAACTTACACAGCAAAATCTGTCAATCAGTTCTTAAGTGTTGATGGTGTCGAGTCTACCTTAGCAAGAGAATCTGATATTAGAATTAATTGTACCGCATACTCTTATGTTGGTGTTGGTACTACAACTAGAATTGATTTGAGAATTGGATCTGTTTTATCTGATGTTGAAATAGATTCTCCCAATACCTATTATTATACCGATGGAGATACAGCAAGAATTAAGTCTCTTGGTATTACAACCAATAGTCCTGCTGCTTACAGTTGGATTTATAATGTCTCACCTACATTTACTGTTGACTCAAGTGAACTGATTGATAGTAGTAGTGGAAGTTATAGAATTAAATGTGAATCTCCACATAATTTCAACATAGGAACTCGTATTGTTGTAATTGCAGGAGATACTGAGTTGTTTGCAAGTGTTGATAGCGTCTCCAATGACAAAACGTTCTCTGCAACCTTTGGTACTACTATACCTGTCGGCAATACTATTACTGCACAGAGAGTAACGACAAACGCAAGAGTAATTCCATCGCTTTCGGATAAGTTTGGATATATTGAAAACTACACTTCCGATGTTTCAAACACATACGCAGATTTTGATGGAAATCTTTTAGTCGCAGCATCATCTCTTCCATATTATGCTAATAATTTCTTACAACCAAATAATAGACAGATTGATTTGAGTGGTTCTTTTGAGGGAGATACATTCACCTTCAACAATCATGGATATTTTACTGGAGATTCTGTTTATTATAAAAAGAATGTAACGACGACAGATGTCGCTGGTGAGCAAGTAGAAACTATCAGTGGATTCAACGATTTATCTGAAAGAATTTATTACGTTAGAAGAATTGGCAGTAATCAGTTTAAACTAGCAACTAGTCAGTCAAATTTATTTGAAGAGAAATATGTATCTGTTTCTGGAATTGTAACTTCAAATACTTTGACACCCACTGAGTATAGTGGTAAAGATATTGAACATCAAAAACTGATTAAAAAAATTTCTAAACCACTTAATGAAAGTGGAACATATCTTACCAATTCTGGAAAGACTGGTATTTTAATTAATGGTGTAGAGATTTTAAACTATAAATCCGAAAATTACGTTTACTACGGAAAACTGGAAGATATTGTTGTATCCAATTCAGGAGATGGATATGATATAATTAACCCACCTGCATTGGTTATTAATGACAATGTTGGAACGGGTGCTACTGGAATTTGTAACGTAAAAGGATCTCTTAAGAGAATTGAAGTCCTTTCTGGTGGATTTGATTATGTTGAAGATCCTATTGTTACAATCACAGGTGGTAATGGCAAAGGCGCTGTAGCAGAAATCAGCACCAATATGATTACTCATACAGAATCATTTAATGCGGAAGATTCTGTTACCACAGGTATTTCTTCAGACACCATTGGATTTTCTACTTTCCATAAGTTTAGAAACTCCGAGCAAGTCATTTATAGAACAGACAATCAAACTGGAATTGCTGGAATTGTAACTGATGCGAAATATCATGTAAGAACTATTGATGCACATACAGTATCCTTACACCCAACTAAGGTTGATGCCATTTCAAACACCAATGTTCTTGATCTAACTGCACTTGGTTCTGGTGTTCATAGATTAGAATCTGTTGAGAAGAAAAAGGTTATTGCCCATATCTCCATAGTAAATGAAGGATCTAACTATGAAAGCAAAGAAAGATCAACAGGTATATCTGGAATCAATACTTCTCTCAATTACATCAATATTTCAAATCATCAGTACGCTTCTGGAGAGTTAGTTCGTTATACATTTACCGACACTCAAGTTTCGGGACTGAATTCAAATACCTCATACTATGTTACTGTAATTGATGAAGACAACTTTGCTTTATCTGCAGTTGGAGTTGGAACAACAAATAAGTCATTCTTCTACGATACTGCTCAATATATCAACTTCGGTTCTGTAGGATCTGGTAATCATTCATTCAATTATGAACCAATCTCAGTATCTGTTGCTGGTAAGATTGGAGTTACTACATTTGTAGGACAAAGTTTTGACGCAGATGTCCAACCTGTATTCAGGGGTACAATCGAAAGTGTTCAAGTAACTGACAATGGAGTTGGTTATGGATCTTCTGACATCATTGACTTTGACAGACAACCAAGAATAACTGTTTTCAGTGGAGATGATGCAGAACTTCTTCCCATTGTTAATAATGGAAGAATTCAAGAGGTCTTAGTCACAAACCCTGGAAGTGGATATAACTCTCCTCCTGATCTGATTGTTTCTGGATCTGGGAGTAATGCTACACTAGTTGCTGTCTTACTTAATGGACAAATTAGTAGTGTCATTGTAAATGATCCTGGATCTGATTACAATCAAGACGATACCACTGTTGCGATTGTTTCTGCAGGATCTGGAGCACAATTTAATTCCAATTTGCAAAAATGGAATATCAACTTATTCCAAAAATATTTTGATCTTACTACTGATGATGATGGAATTCTGAGTTCTTCCCAAAATGAATTCTATGGAATTCAATATTCGCATATCTATGCTCCAAGAAATCTGAGAGAATCTATTTTCTCTAAGTCTCAGGAAAATGAAATTAGATATGGAACTACGGATCTTGTTAGGTTAAACAACATAGAGGTTTCATCCTCATATCACTCACCAATCATTGGGTGGGCATATGATGGAAATCCCATCTATGGCCCATATGGATATGATACTCCTACTGGCGGCGTAGTCCGTTCAATGATTTCTGGATATGAGTTACAATCGAATTTGCCAAATCGTCCCGATCTGTTTAATAGTGGATTCTTTGTTGATGATTACATTTTTACAGGTAATGGAGACTTAGATGAACATAATGGACGTTTCTGCATAACTCCAGATTATCCAAATGGAGTTTATGCATATTTTGCAACCATTAATTCAAATGGTGCTGAGAGTAGTGGCCCTTTCAGGGGATACAAAGCACCACAGTTCCCATATTTGATTGGTAACAGTTATTATTCCAAACCAGATTCATTTAATTTTGAATTTAACAATCAGGATAATTTTGATCTGAATACTTCTAAGTATTTCAGAAACACATCTCCTTATTCACTTGATACTGCTGGTGCATCTTATAATTATCTGTTCCAACCTGATAGTATAAGAAGTCAAACTATCAATATCAATGATACTAGCAAAGGATCAGTTCAAAGTGTTGGTATTATTACTGGAGGAACTGGATATCAAGTTGGAGACAGGATTGAATTTGAAACTGTTAGTGAATATCCAACAACTCCTGCAGTTGCAAGAGTTTCTAGAGTTGGTGGTAAAGTAGTCAATTCTGTTAGTGTTGCTTCGAGTAGTATTGATTCTTTAGAAATCGTACCACTGAGACTGAATACTTCTAATCAATTTGTTGCATTCTCTACTGCACCTAATCTCTTCTCTGCGGGTGATATTGTAAACATTGAAGGAATTAGTACTTCTAGTTCTTATATACAAGGATCTTTCAATGTTGGTATTACATCATCTCTGTTCAACTTAACTACTGGAGTAGGAACCGCTGGTGTTACTGGAATCGTAACATACTTCAGTATTTCTGGAGAGATTCTATCCGATATCTTTAATATTAGAGAAAATGATATTTTTGATATTGGATCTGAAAGAATTAGAATTC